GCACTAAATACATTGCCCTGACGAACACCAGCAACAAGTCTTGTTATGTCTGCCCTTGCTCTATCAGACAGCGAACTCCATCTCTGAGATAATTCATATAGAATTTGATACGTTGACTTAAACGTATTATTGTCAAGCATTATATCAACGCCTGACAACGCCTTAATTTGCTGTTGTAATTGTATTACTGATTCAGCGGCACCTTCTGCATCTTCACCCATTTCTTGCAAAGCCCCTGCTGTATTACGCAAACGCATAGAAATTGTCTTGAGTGCTGTTCCTACTACCTCTGCATTTTGGACGATTTCATATGCACTCGTAACAAGACCTATTGATTCTTCGAAAGAGTTGTTTGCGGTTGCTAATGCCGAAGCAGACCTCTTTAGAGCTTCGCCTAATGCACTACTTCCGATCGCATAACGGTTTCCTACCTCGTTAAGTGCATCGACAATTCTTATGCTTTCAGAAGCTTCGATATTGAAGCTCTTTAATATCGATATTATTATTTCAGATGCATCTTCAACACTTTTAACTTGGTCCCCGACATTTTTATAAATAGTAGCAACTTCACCGAGTTTTGCCGCCTCATCAATTGTATATCCAAGACGAGCGAATATCGCGGTTGCTTCCACTAAACCGCTTATTGTAGTACCTAATTCCTTTGCTTTGTTTGCCGCATTAGTTAAAAATCTATCGTAAACATCGGCAGTTTCATCGGTAACTTTCTTTAACTCGGTAATTTGTTTATCTATTTCAAAAATACTGTCTACAATTTTACCGAGCGATGTGATAACCATCATTACACCAGCAGACGATAAAACCCACGTGAAAAACTTTTTCGCTTCTTTAGCCATACTGCCGAAAATAGTTGTTCCTAAGTCTCCTGCGGCAGATATATCTGAAGTTAATAAAGTGAATTGCTTATTCCATTCTTTTAAACTTTGTGGATCGACTATTTTTTGAACGTTGCTCTTTAAAATACTTATTTTTTCTGCGTATTTATCTACTGCCTTAGAGTTAATTCTAAAAAACTTATCTATTTTATTTTGAGCAATACTTCTTTCTATTTCTGCATTAAATGTATTTAGCGTTCGCTTTGTAGCATCTGTTGTTTTCTTTACTTGCTCATTTATATTTTTGTTGACATTTTTAATGTTTGATGTATTTAGTTCTGCTTTTATTTTAAGCGATTCTGTCTTAATTCTCCGTATTTGTTCGTTAATAGCTTTCTCACTTTTTTGTTCATCAAGAATCGCTTTTATCAATATTTTTAAATCGTCTATTGTTTTTACCCCCTTTCGGGCAAAAATAAAAGAGGTTTAAACCTCTACGTTGAATTTTATTCTTCGGTATCCCAACTTAACATGTCTTCGTATATTGTCTTGACATAGCAATTTCCATTTAGTTTTGTATATGAATCATATAAAGAAGTTAAGTTTTCTCTCATATATTCGGGTAAGCACTTTTCTGATTTATATTCGTAATAAATAGCCGTAATTGCATTTCTGAATAGACGCTGTAACGCTAAATCCTGAACCTCTGTATGTTTGGCTATTGTTTTTACAGTTTCTAATATCTCATTTAATTTTTCGTCTTGCTCTTTTTCTCTGTTTTTCCTCGTAATTACATTTATAACCCAATTTCTCAATGGCTTTATAAGAAAAACCGCTAAATTCAGAATTACTAATACTGAACCAGCAATACCTCCAATTGTTGTTATAATTTCCATAGACAATTACCGAACCTTTCAATAAAGATAACGCCCCTTTAAAGGGGCGTTTTATCACTCATCGTTGTCATTTGATCCGTTTTTAAGCTGTTTATAGATCTGATTAATACCTGTCGAAGCAAGACCAGACGAAATACCAATCGCGATAGCAGAAAGCACATCAGGGGCAGGAAAGTCCGGCATAGTAAACATACCAACAATGCCGAGAATTCCACCAATGCCACCAACAATAGTGGGTATCCACTTATTATCAATAGGCGTGCGTTTTACTGCTTCTGCAATAAGATAACAAATGACAATTATCGTAGGAATAACTGTATAATCTAAATTCATAAATCAATACTCTCCTTTATTTTAAATCTTCTAATTTCCCAACTTGAACATCAGAATTTATGCCGTTTTTATTAAAGTATTTTCCTATTTCAAAATCTTCCGACAAATCATTATATACACTAACCATCTCAACGGATTCCCAACCGACGATTGCCTTAATAACTGAATCAGGAATGTTGTGTTTCTTTAACTCGGTAGTAAAGAAATGCCTAAAAGCATGCCAATAAATAGGAAAGCCCATCTTTTCAGACAATCTTTCTGCCCATTTATCGACAGTTGGCACTTTTGTTTGAATCCATTTGTCTCCACTTTTAGTTACAAATAACCAGTCGGAATCTATTTTAAGCTTCGCGCGTTCTTCTAACCACAAATCTAAATACGGCTGAAACTCTTTGGCAAGTGTATATTTATATAGCAACTTTCCTTTTGACGATTTACCTTTTGTAACAATTTTTTCAGGCGTTTTATATAACGATCCAAAAACTATGTATTCTGGTTTGAAGTATGAAACTTTAAATCTTAGCAATTCGCTTTTTCTTGATCCGCTATATGCTGCCAAAGCTACAAAACAAGCCTTTTGATACTCTTTTTCTTTAACAAGATAATCGAGTATTTTCTTAACCTGTTCTGAATCCAATACAGTTTTTTCTCTTACTGGTTGATTAATTGGCGACTCAATCTTACTAACAATATTTTTAAATTCAGGATATTGCTCATCCAATATATCCTCTATATATTTTGAAAGACTACTCAAAACAGATTTTATTCTTCTTACTCTCTTAGGACTATTACCGTTGTTTCCAATAATATAACCTTGAAACCTGATTAGATCTTTCTTTTTAACATCAATAAAGAACTTGTTGCCATTAAACTGTAGATTCCAAACAAAAAATATATATAAGTCACGCTCATATTGATATATTGTTTTCTTGGACTTATCTGTGCTTTGCAAATATAGCAAAAACTCTTTTATGAGATTTATGTTGTTTGGATTAATTTGGGCAATTAATTCTGGTGAAGTTATTTTATTTTGCTTTGTTGTTCTGCCCAATTTATCACCTCTTATCGATAATAAAAGCTCCGGGATACATTCCCGGAGCTATATATTACTTTTGATATATAAAATTATTGTTTGATATATCAACATCTTTTTCAAACAATCTGCGTATTTCTTCTTTGTATATATCCGGCAATTGGCTTATCGTCATATCGCCAGCTTTAATACGGTTATATAAGGTGTTGATAATAACTGCCTTATCAATTTCCATTAGACAACCTCCGTTTTTGTCAGCGATATATTACCATTTATGTCTATTGCAAAACCGACTCTATAATACTTGCCGTCTGCACCAAGTGTCAGTCCATTTGCGTTGACGTAGTTGTATACGTTTTCGCCAATGATGCCGGATGAAGCCGTAAAGTAGGTAAATGCTACGATATCGCCGTTAAAAAGTGCCGGATGCGTAATTTTTGTGCCGGCATCGGTGATTGTAGCCGCCGATACATCGAGCGGTGTTTGTGTGCCGTCAGCATTAACCTTGCAGAGCGTTTCAAGCGACTGTATCGGATAATCTACACGAAGGATTGTTACACCGTCATTATATACTCCAGCATCTGCAATTACAGGCTCGCATATAATTGAGCCGCCCGGAGAGGATAACAGCGTGCCGGTGATAACATTATCTTTGATTATAGGCGATTCGATCCCTTCTCCGCTTTCGTCAAGGTTTATAGTAAGTCTGCCTGTAAACAAATCAATTTCGTCGTAAACGCCCTCGACGTTTCTTCGCAACAGCGTAGGCTCTATATAACAAGCAGATACGGTGTTACCATCGGCATCCGTAGAGCGTATCCTTGCCGCCAATACGCTTTGAGTACCGCTTATATAATTCGGGCAGATTTGAGCTAATTCCGTTTCACTTTTGAATTGTAAGCCATGTTCATCAAGGTCAATTGCCACTATATCTTTTATTTGCATAGCTTTATCTAACGAAGAAGCGGCATTGGCGTACCGATGATAAATTACTAAAGATATTGACTCTCCTTGTATTGCAGAAGTCAACTGTAATAAAGCGGTAAAAGAATACCAAGTATTTGCCATTGGATTTTCAATTATAATTTTTGATACTCTCTCTGCTACCGAACCTGCTAAGCTTACATGAACAGATAAACAGTCTGGATTTGTGACCATAAGCCGACCTTTTATGAACACTTTTTTATTAGTAATATTAGGACATATATTACTTTGTGTAGCTGAGCAGTATTGACTTGTTCCGCGTCCTGTTATTGTTAAGGTATTATCGGCAGCAGATAGCACTGCACTCCCTGCAGACCACCCCGTCGTTCCGTTGCTAAAATCACCATTAGTAACGAGGTTTCGCAACGTCATGCCCTTTATCGTGCCGCCCACGCCTAAAACAGCCGCGTTTTTCGGTACGGCAGTAACTTTACCCGTACCTGGCAAATCAATCCTCGTGTCGGCGCTCATTTGCGCTTGCGCGGTTCGTAATGCGGCAAGTTCGGATTCAAGCTTTGCAGCATAAACTTTTAGAGCATCGAGCTCGGTGTCGTGTTGGTCGAGTTGCGCTGTATGATTCGATGTCGTTATTTGTAGGTCATCAATGTCCTCCTCTACGACAGTTGCGCGGTTTTGGAGGATATTTATTTCGTTCTCTGTCTGTCCAACACGAGATTCAAGAACTTGAGCATCTTCCTCAATCTCATTCATTCTTGCGCCGACGGATTCAAACGATTTATTTTTTACAGGAGAGTATAAACCGATTGTAGGTTTACGTTTATCTGTCAGCATTGATGCCTTGATTGAATACGTTCCATCTCTGACATCGACTTCATAAAGCAATAATCCACCTGCGGGAGTCGCAGGAACTGAACCGTCGACATCGCCCAAAAGCGTCGCAACGTTGCCGCTACTATCTAAATAAATTATTGCTTTGCGGTTGTTTATACCATCAGAACCGGCTATAGGATTAATTGACGTGGAGGTTATAACAAATCTTTGCCCGTTCGAAATACGAGCGGCACCCGCTGAGACGTTCACAAAATTTGACGGAGGTGACGTAGGCGTTACTTCCAAACCATATTCCACACCTATTCCAATTGTTTCAATGAATGTATCAAGATATGGTCTTAAACTATTAATATATTCACGTCTTTCTTGTTCTGCGGCTTGTCTTTCTGGTTCAGCAGTTTCTATAGATTCTTTTAGTTGAATAACTTCGTTTTTAATGTTGTTTGCTTCGTTAGCTGATTCTTCCGCTTGTTCTGCGTAAGATTTAGCGGTTTCTAAATCCTCTTTTATATTTTGCTCCGCTATTTGATACCAACTCGGAGTTGGATCAGGAATGCTTCCAGTAACTTTTAATCCTTTGGATATCATCAATTGAGCGGGCTTTGTTTTCCAACAATAGAAACCTTCATCTGTATTTCCTTGACATTCAATATAAAAATTGACTATTCCTTCTTTAGCTGCTACTTTACCGTCAATAACCCATCCGAATATAATATAATCTTCTGTTACAACAGCATTATATATAGGCGATCTTTCACTTTGACCGAGAGCATTTGTATATGCAACGGATATTACCTTTGTCGATCTGTCAACATTCTTAAAATATCTATCCATTTTAAAGGATATTATTTGTGATTTATTGTCGCCCTCAACAACAACATCTATCAAACTCGGTACTAATATTTCTCTACCTTCTATTAATATCGGTTCGTCTGTGTCATTTAATTGTGAAACGCCGAGATTGTTATTATTATCTACAAATTTTTTCGCTAAAGTATAATCTGGAGATTGTGCATTGCCAAACACAGGAAAAGAATCTTCAACATAAAATGTTGCAGGCTTTGTTTTCCATATATATGTTTTAACACCATTTACTGTTTCACTAAACTCGACAGAAATTTGTACTTCTCCATCTTTAATTGCGATTCCACTCGGCAACGTCCAATCAAATGTGAACGTATCGTTTTCTGCGTCAATAGCTTTTAAATAGGCATCACTATATTGACTCTGACCTAATGCATTTTGGTATGCTACCTGAATTGTTTTTGTAGTTAAGTCTACTCCATCAAAATATCTATTTATAGAAAATGTTAAAATTTGTGAATTAGAATCGCCTTCAACAACGATATTTTCTTTAAGCTCTGGAGGTATGTTTATTGTGCGATTAATTATTTGAATCTCTTGCATTTTGTATTTTCACCTCCAATAATTTGCCGTACCAATTGCCTTACAATATTCGCTTGTTCGGTAGCCTCTTTTTTTGCCATGATAGCAGCATTACATATCTGTTTCATTTCAATTAATTTTTGATCTAAATATGAATAAGATTCAATTATTTTGTCCTTTGGTATAGTCTTACTTGGAAGTATTTTAATGGTTGTTTCAGTTGTTTCAAAACTTATATCTTGTTCATCATCAATTATCTTTAACCATAGCGTTAAATCCCCAGCAACAGCAGTGAGTTTTGTTTCTACTTTGCAAACGTATAAATTTTTCGTTGAATCATATGGCGTATCGGATTTGTCAAGCCTTATGAAGCTGCCTTTACCTAATGAGTTTTTGTAAAATAACAAAACTTCTGCATTATTGAGATTTTGACCGTTATATTCCATTGGAATTATACAATTTATGTTATCTATATTTTTTTCATATTGATAAATCGGAGTTGACGATGGACAATGTAATGCTTTATTGTTAAAGACTAAAGTAATCACATAGTCAGCTTCCTTTCATTATTTAGATACTTTTACGCCAAGTCTTTTAAGCCCTTTCTTAAAAGCGACAACGTGTTCTTCGGTATTTTTTAATTCTTCATATGTATTTTTAGTAAAAGGTCGTGGATAATAATATTTACGTGTTGGATCGGGAAAATCATAATTTGGACCTCCACCCTCCTCAATCATTGGAGCAAGCGGCTTTCCTTTATTTTTTGAATCAACTATTTCACCTAAGAAAAAATCAACATAGTGCGGAGCGGCTATCGTCTTGTTTTTTACTGATAGAGTATCACCGATAACTTCTCCAACAATATTTTCATCTGCAATCAATCCACCATCTTTTCCGCGCCTACGAGCAGGCATTCCGTCGGCAAGATTATAAACCATAGGCTGATATACACCATATACGTCTTTCTCGATATGGCGTTTTTCTACTTCTTTTACAGTTTCATATACTTCTTTTTGTAAACAATCAGTAATAATCACATTCTCTATATAATTAAATAGAGAAGTGAGGTCGTTAAAAGTTGGCATTTACCTCACCACATTTTCTGAATTAATGTTTTGCGATCTGGACTCTATTACAGCTTTTACTATTTCTTTTTCATCTAATTTTGGCAAGTTTACTAATTTAGGAATAAGCGTATTTACCATATCTGGATCAGTATTTTGATATAATTCTGCAATAGTATTATATACGTTTAACATTTTCTGTACTTCGTCTTTAATTTGAGATATATATAAGTCTGACTTTACTTTAATATGATTCTGTATTTTCTGTAATTCAAACTGTATTTTATTATTTACTGCTTTAATTAAATTGGTATAAAACTTATCATCTATTGCCTGGACAACATTATTAAATAATTGTGTTTCATACACTAACTGATACTGCTCATTAATATCATTTGGTAAACTAATATTTGTAAAGTATTTCAATGTCAGTGATTTAATTATGAAATCATATAATTCATATGCAACATTTTCATCAACTTCATCAATAATACTTCTTACAGCTTCAGAAGTAAATCCTATTGTATCTGCAAAGGTCAGTATCGGTTTAACTTTAACTTGTAAACCACATACATCAACAACTGTTTCTTCAATAGGCGTTATCAGTTTTTTCAACTGACTTACACTCACTTTTTTTGCTGACATTTATCCTTTCCTTTCTTTAATTTTTCTCTTTTGCGTTTGGCACGTGCTTTTTTTACATCTTCGTACAAACGCCAACCACCATCAATTTTGCTATATGTTACCCACGCAAAATCAATTTCTGGATAACGATATAACAATAGCTTTCGTTTTATTACATCTATCGGTTTGGCAAGCCCCTTAACATCAATGACTTTTTTAGTTCCGTCTGAATATGTAATATCAAAATCAGACACATAATATATTGGTTGGATTGTTTGATTATGATATTTAAACGATGGAACTAATTCATATTTAACTTGTCTCTCGCACTTTATAATGTTCCCAATTTCCATTTCTGGTTCAATAACATCACGATAATAACGCATTTCCATTTCGCTTGCATATTCTATACCTTTATAAGTGCGGTTTTGCTTGCCCTTCTCGGAATCGTCAACATTATATTTGCTCTTTTTGCTTTTTTCTAATTCGTTAGTTTTATGTTTCTTGCGTGAAATTTGATTCACCTTCATTTACATAGAATCACACTTTTATTTGACACTCCCCATGACTAAAGTCAGAGGATTCTCTGGTGGTAGTCGGAAGTCCATTTCTGGTATCCGTAGTTCCCCAGAGATTAGGATGTGCCATCACCCCTCCCAAGACAGTGCATATAGCATCTTGGGCTGGCAGACTATCGCTTTA